AGGTGAAGATCCTCGGCGTCGACATCGCGCGCCACGGCGATGACCGCTCGGTCATCCTCCTGAGGCAGGGACCGGTGCTGTTCAAGCCACGCATCCTTCGCGAGCTCGACACGATGCAGCTCGCTGGGCAGGTGGCGCAGGTCCTGGACAAGCACCAGCCCGACGCCTGCTTTCTCGATCAGGCGACGTTCGGCATGGGCGTCGTCGATCGACTGGTGCAGCTGCAGTACTCCGTCATCGGCGTCGACTTCGGCGGGAAGGACTACGAGCCGGAGTACTTCAACCGACGCGCCGGCATGTGGTTCCGGATGGCGCAGTGGGTGAAAGAGCGCGGCGCGCTGCCCGACATGCCCGAGCTCCACACCGAGTTGACCGCACCGAAGTACTCCTTCGAGCGCGACAACAAGCTGAAGCTCGAGAAGAAGAGCGAGATCAAGAAGCGCACGGGCGTCTCGCCCGACGTCGCCGACGCGCTGGCCCTTACCTTCGCGGCGCCGGTACTGCCGCGCTCGCTTCGAGAGAGCGCCTCAGCTGATCGACGCGACGCTGACTACGACCCTTACCAGGAGGCAGCACCATGAGCGGCGGACCCCCGATGGTTGGAGACTTGAGCGGCAATTCGCGGGGCAACCGCGCGCCCCCGAAGTGGGATCCGTTCCCTGATGAAGCCGCCAAGGCAGAGCGCCTCGCGAAGGAGCGGGCGAGCCGCGTGAATCAGGAGCTGATCAACTCCGCCCCCGCGGCGCCGGATCTCGCCGACATCGCCCTCCGCGATGCGAGCTCAGGCCGCGTTCGTCGCGTCCGCGGTGGCAGCACGCGCGACAGCATCTTCGGCAAGGCGATGGCTCTCGGCCCCATCGTGCTGCTCGCCTTCAGCATCTGGCTGCGTCACCTGACGCAGGGGGAGTGACATGGAGAACAAGAAGAGCGCGTCGTCGACGGACGCGCTCCGCCGCAAGAAGACGGTTCTCACCCAGCGGCTGCAGGCCCTGAAGGCTGAGGCGACGACGTGGCGCGATGAGTGGGAGTCCATCGCGCAGGAGATGAGGCCTCGCGGGTTTCGCGGGTCGCCCTCGGAGACCAACCGGAGCGATCGCGAGAAGCAGCGACGCATCATCAACTTCACGCCGCGCGAGGCGCAGCGCACGCTGGCCAGCGGCATGATGACCGGCATCACGCCCGCGAGCCGTCCGTGGTTCCGGTTGACGGTGGGCGACCCAACGCTGGCTGAGGCGCCCGCGGTGAAGGAGTACCTCTCGCAGTGCGAGCGCGTGCTGCGTGACTTGCTCGCACGGAGCAACATCTACAACGGCCTGCACAACGTCTACGCCGACCTCGGCCCCTTCGCCATCGCCGCGATGCACGTCGAGCCCGACGAGGAAGACGGCGTCCGCAGCTACGTCTTCGCCGTGGGCAGCTACTACCTCGCAGCCGGGCCCCGCGGCGCCGTCGACACCATCTTCCGCGAGGCGTCCCTCACCGTCGCGCAGTTGGTCGGGCTCTTCGGTCTCGAGGCGTGTAGCAAGAACGTGCAGAACCTCCACGCACAGGGCCAGCACGACAAGCGCTTCGACGTCGTGCACGCGGTCTACCCGAACGCCGACTACCAGCCCGACAAGGTGGGGCCACGCGGCAAGCGCTTCTGCTCCGACTGGTGGGAGGCGAGCGAGAGCGGCTCCGAGCTCTTCCTCCGGCAGTCGGGCTACGCGCAATTCCCGGTGCTGTGTCCCCGGTGGAGTCGCACCGGTGACGACGTCTACGGCACGGGGCCCGGGCACGATGCGCTCGGCGACTGCCGCGCTCTTCAGCAGCTCGAGCGCCGCGCTGCGCAGGCCGTCGACAAGATCGTCACGCCCCCCATGGCTGCCCCGACCGCGGCACGGGGCACGCCCATTTCGCTGCTCCCGGGCGCCAACAACTTCGTCGATGGGCTCGCGGCAGGGCAGGCGCTTCGTCCGGCGGTGGAGATCGACGCCGCCGTGATCAACGTCGTCGAGATGAAGATTCGCCAGCACGAGGAGCGCATCAAGCGCGCCTTCTTCGCCCACCTCTGGCTGATGATCTCCGAGCAGACGGGCAACATGACCGCGACGGAGGTCGACCAACGCCGCGAGGAGAAGCTGCAGCAGCTCGGCGCCGTGCTCGAGGGGCTCAACGACGAGCTGCTCGACCCGCTCCTCGATCTGCTCTTCGAATACGCGGAGCGGGCTGGTCTCCTGCACCCGCCCCCTGAGGAGCTCCAGGGCACGAGCCTCAAGCCCGAGTACATCTCGATCATGGCGGCGGCGCAGAAGATGCTGGCCACCACGGGGCTGCAGCGGCTCGCGCTGTTCGTCATTCAGCTCGCCGCGGCGAAGCCGGACGTCATCGACAAGCTCGACTGGGATCAGCTGGTCGACGAGTACGCCGACAGCCTGGGCGTCCCTCCCAGCACCATTCTCACCGACGAAGCCGTCGAGGCCATGCGCGAGGCGCGGAAGAAGCTCCAGGCGCAAGCGCAGCAGATGGCCGCGATGCAGCAGGGCGCTGACACCGCGAAGGCGCTGAGCGAGACGAAGCTCGAAGACAACTCGGCACTCACCACGTTGCTGCAGGGCGTGGGCGTCAGGTGAGCCGCACGCCGGAGCAGCAGCGAAACGACGACGTGCGCGCGGTGCTGGCCACCGTCGAGGGGCGCCGCTTCATGTGGCGCCTGCTCGAGTCGGCCGGGCTGTGGAGCCCAAGCTACGCAGAGACGTCGACGGCGACCGCGTTCAACGAGGGGCGGCGTTCCATCGCCATCAACCTCATGCTCGAGCTGCAGGCGGTGGCGCCCGAGCGCTACCTGCAGGCCCTCCGCGAGCATCAGGAAGCCGTGGAGCAGGCCCTCAAGAAGCGGCCCGAAGAGTCGCCCCCGGAGTGAGACGGAAGGTTCCCAGCGCCCGGTGACGATTTCCGGGTCATGAGCACCGCCACCACTCCGACGACTCCCGCTGCCGGCACTCCCGCCCCCGTGCCGACGTCCGCACCGACTACCCCCGCGCCTGCCGCTGGCGCGTCGGTTGTCGGTGATGCGCTGGCGCTCAGCACCAAGCCGGCCGAGACGCCCGAGGCGGGCAAGCCGGCGGAGTTCGAGGCCGACAAGGCCGCGCTCGAGGGCTTCACCAAGACGGCGGGCGAGCTCGGCCTCGACAGTGCGAAGGCCCAGAAGCTGTTCGATCAGTACGTCGCCATCGAGAAGGCGCGCGTCGACGCCAGCGAGAAGGCCTTCGCCGACCAGGAGGCCAAGTGGGCGGCCGCGCTGCAGGCGGACCCCGACATCGGCGGTGAGAAGCTGCAGAAGACCGTCGCCGAGGTGCACGCGGCCCTGAAGTGGCTGGGCCCCGGTGTCGGCCAGCTCATCAAGGCGGCGGGGCTCGGCAACAACCCCGACGTGGTGAAGGCCTTCGTGAAGCTCGGCCGAGGCCTCGCCGACGACTCCATCAAGGGCACGTCGACGCCCGGGGCGGGTCAGCCGCCGAAGAAGTCCGACGCCGAGATCTTCTGACCTTCTGAGACCACGCAGCACCCGGAGACACGCACATGGCATTGATCAATCAAGAGCGCGGCACCCTGATGGACGTTCTCAAGCTGCTGCAGGACGGCTCCCCCGTTCGTCGCATCGGCGAGCTCGCGACGCGCGAGAGTGAGCTGCTCCAGCGCATGCCGTGGCTGCCCGCCAACGGGAGCGAGGGTCACCTCGTCAGCTACCAGAGCGCGCTGCCTCGCCCGACCTGGGTGAAGCACAACCAGGGCGTCAAGCCGACGAAGGGCACCACCGACAACTACACGGAGGCGTTCGGCCGTGCGGAGGCGCGCATTGCGATTCCGAAGTCGCTGGTCGAGCGCAACGGCGGCGACCTCATGAAGGCGCAGCAGATTCGCATGAACGTCCTCGGCATCACGCAGGACGTGGCCGAGAAGACGCTGTACTCGAGCAACGCCGCGACGCCCGAGCAGTTCATGGGCCTCATCCCGCGCCTCGATTCGCTCACGGGTCCGTGGAAGGGGCAGATCGTCAACCACAACTCGGGCGCGTCGGGGAACGACCAGGCCTCGATCCTCCTCATCCGCCCCGGTGAAGACGGCGTGCACTTCATCTACCCGAAGGGCACCCCCGCCGGCCTCGACTACAAGAAGCTCACCGACGACTACGAGGACGACGGCACTGGCACCGGCGCGAAGGTGATGTGCGAGCGCGGCCACTTCGTGTGGAACGTCGGCGTCGCCGTGGAAGACGCGCGCGCGCTCGTGCGCATCGGCAACATCGACCTCTCCGCGGTCTCGACGAGCGCCACCACCATCGTCGACGCGATGATCGACGCCACCGAGTTGATGCGCAGCCTCGACGGCTGCTTCTTCCTGATGCCGCGCAAGGTGCGCGCCCTGCTGCGCAAGCAGAAGAACTTCAAGGCCGTCCCCATCCACGCCGAGGAGGTCGAGGGCAAGCGCCAGCTGATGTTCGACGACGTTCCGATCATCACCGACGACTGCATGCTCCTCACCGAGTCGCCGATCGGCGCGTAACCGACGTCGCCGTTCCCTCTCTCCAAGGAGTCACCACCATGATGTTCGACAGGCAGAACACCGTTTCCGAAAATCAGGCCTTCACCACCGGCACGCAGCGCAGCACCGACGTCATCGATCTCTGGACCCCAGCGATCGGCGGCACCGATGCGAACGGCAACACCCTCCTTCGCGACCCGTCGCGCAGCCCGGGGGTGGCGCTCCTCGCCCAGGTGACCGAGACCTTCACGGGCGGCACCAACGAGACGTTCAACGTCATCACCGGCCTCGACGGTGACCCGACGGTCGCCTCGCCCACCGTCGTCGCCACCACGGGCGCCGTGCTCGAGGCGACTCTCGTGAAGGGCCGCGTGCTGCAGGTCGACCTGCCGCCGCTCCCCACGACGGCGCGCTACCTCGCGCTCCAGGGCGTCGCCTCGGGCACGCACTCCACGGGCAAGGTGACCGCCGGCATCGTGGGCGAGACGGGCAAGCAGACGTCGCCCGGCAGCATCCTGCCGTAACCGCATCGCCTCCTCGGGCCGAGTGGCCACGGGGAGGCACCCGGCGGGCATGGTGCCCGTCGGACCATTTCCTGAGGCACCATGGCCAAGACCCCTTCGCAGACCTCGACTCCTTCGCCGCCGCCCCCTGCGCAGCCGACAGCCACGCAGGACAACGAGGCGCTCACCAAGTCGCAGACCGAGAACGCGCAGCTCCGCGATGCCCTGCTGCGCGCCGAGTCCGAGCTCGAGACGATGCGAGAGCAGCTCCGCGATGCCCGGCAGACGCTGAAGCGCATCGAGGCGAAGGTGGAGGACGCCGCTCTCGCGGCCGCGAAGCGCGAGCTCGACGCGCCCGCTGTGATCGACCTGCCCGAGAAGTACCGCGGCACGAAGTGCTACCGCGTGGGTGATGGCGGGGCCTACCGCGGCGGGCGGCTGTACCAGAAGGGCGAGGTCATCACCGTCATCAACGAGGTGCCCAGCCGCACGTGGGAGCCCGTCGTCGACGCGCCGGCTCCGCAAGCACCCGCGGAGACCGCCGAAACCCGCGCGTCCGAACTCTCGCTCTGAGGTGAGCCATGGGCGCGCTGACTGCCGAGCACCAGGTGGCGAACCTCGCGCTCGGCTTGGTCGGCCAGAAGCAGCTGCTCAACTCGCTGCTCGAGGGCTCTACCGAAGCCGAGCTCGCCCGTACCTACTTCGAGTCGGCGCGCGACGAGGTGCTCTCCGCGTGGGAGTGGCGCTTCGCCCGGCAGACCACCGTGTTGGCGCTGTCGCCCGAGACGAAGCCCGGGTGGAGCTTCGCGTACGTGATGCCCGCCAACTGCTTGGTGCCGCGTCGCATTTGGAACGGCCAGCGCGAGACGCTCAACGGGCGCGGTGATCCCATCCCCTTCTCGTGGGAGCTGAACGCCGCGGGCGACGGGCACCTCGTGCTGACCGACCAGCCGCAGGCTCAGCTCATCTACACGGTGTCGGTCGTGACGGTCGCGCTGTGGCCCGCTCACTTCGTGAAGGCCATGGCCGCGCAGCTCGCGGCGTACCTCGCAGCGTCGCTTCCCATCAAACCGCAGGTGGCGCTCGCCTTCGAACGTCGCGCTGTCGATGCGCTGCGAGTCGCGGCCACCATCGACGCGAATGCCGCTCAGCCTGACGAGGAGGCCGAGGCCGAAGCCGTTCGGGTGAGGTAACCAATGCGTCAGACCTCCTTCGCTGCTGGTGAGCTGTCGCCGCTCTTGTGGGGGCGAACGGACCTCGAGCTCTGGCGCCACGGTGCGCGCCGGCTGCAGAACTTCATCATCAACCAGCAAGGTAACGCCGTGTCTCGGCCGGGGACGCTGCTCGCGTGGGCCGCGAAGCTGCCCGACGTCGTCTTGCTGCCCTTCCTCCATGCGTCGGGCGAGAGCTACGTACTGGAGTTCGGGCACCTCTACGCGCGGATCTACGACGCGCGCACGCTGGCCTTCAGCGCCGAGCTCGTCACGCCGTTCCAGACGCAGGACCTGCCCGAGTTGCAGTGGGCGCAGGTGGGCAGCGTGTTGGTGCTGACGCACTACCGGCGCCCCGCGCAGGAGCTCCGCATCGAGGCCGTCGCGTCGATCGTCCCCGTCCGCTTCGCGCCTCCGGGCGACACCGCCGGCGCGCCGCCGCTCGAGGCGGCGTTTCCCTCCATCGGTGGGAACGATCCTTCCATGCCGGTGTTGGTGGCGTGGCAGCCCACATCGCTCTTCGTGGTCGACGCCGCGCACCCTCCGCGCGAGTGGCGCTACAAGGTGTCGACGCTCCTGCGGCACAACGTCACGGGCGAAGTCGTGGAGTCGCTGCCACGCGACATCACGCAGTACGTGCCGGGCAACGTCGCGACCGGCACCGTCCTCGGCGTTTCGCCCATCAACCTCCCAGCCGACAACATGCTGGTGCTCTACAACGACGCGCCCATCTACATCGAGCCAGGTCTCGGGGCCGCGGTGACGCCGCCGGCCAACTGGACGCCGATCGAGAACCTCTACTACCGCGGCCGCGGCACCCTCTTCGGCTTCGTCGGCCGTTGCGCGACGAATGCGCGCTTCGCCGACTTTGGTGCCGAGCCCGACTACGAGACGCCGCCGCTGCGTGGGGACTCGCCCTTCAAGGCCGGGGAATACCCCGCGGCAGTCGCCTTCTTCCAGCAGCGCCGTGCCTTCGCTGGGCCGGGCCAAAGCTGGTGGGCGTCGGCCGTCGACGACTGGACCAACCACGACGAGCCCGTCATCAACTGGCCCGGACAGCCGCTCGCGGCGACCCTGGTGAATCGCAAGCGCGAGCGCATGCTCTCGATGGCTGCGCTCGAGCACCTGCTCATCTTCACCGATACGTCCGTCTGGTGCGTTGGACGCCCTGAGGTGCCGCTCGACTTCGACACCTTCCCCGCAGTCACCCGCGTCATCGAAGAGGTGGGAGCACACCCGCTGCAGCCGCTCGTCATCGACGGCGCGGTGCTCTACTCGCGCGCCCAGGGCCGCGGCGTGCGCGCGCTGGCCGTGGGCCAGTCGGGCGGCTTCGAGGGGACCGACGTCAGCTGGCATGCGGAGCACCTCTTCCGCGGTGGAGGGCAGACGCCGACGGCGTCGTGGGTGTCGGCGCGCATCGTGAGCTGGTGCTTCCAGCGCGAGCCGTTTCACACCGTGTGGGCGGTGCGCAGTGACGGCGCGCTGCTGAGTTGCACGCGTACGGGAAGCGGCACCTGGGCATGGTCGCGTCACCTGACGGGCAGCCCCGACAAGGTGCTGTCGGTCACGGCCGTTCCGAGGAACGAGCTCGCCGGCGGGCTGGGTGGGTGGGAAGACGTCTTCATCGCCGTGCGTCGCAACGGCGTCACCTGCATCGAGCGCATGACGCCGCCCGACATTCGAGGGCAGCCGAAGCACGTGGCTGATCCGGCGTACATCGGCAACCCCATCGGAAGCGAGCAGCTCAGCTACCCGGTCGACTCCGCCATCATCGCGACCATCACCAAGGCCACGGGCACCACGGTGGGCGGGCTGAATCACCTCGAGGGGCGCAGCGTGTGGCTCTCCTGTCCGGGCATCGCGCCCTCGGGGCCGCACGTCGTCACGAGCGGCCAAGTCACCTCGCCTGCCGGCTGGGGGCCCACCGGCGCCGTCACCTTCAAGGCGGCCGTCGGCATGGCCTACGTCTGCGAGCTCGAGACGCTCGACGCGGCCCCCGGCACGTCGACGCAGAAGTCGGTGCTCTCAGTCGGCATCGAAGTCGACTCGGCCATCGGCCTCGAGGCGGGGGAGGACTTCGCTCACCTGGTGCCGTGGATTCAGCGCACGGTGCAGGACTCGTACGAGTACCCGTCAGCTGCGTCGGTGCTGGTCGTGGTGAACGTGAAAGGCAGCTGGCGGCGCACAGCTCGAGCCGTGCTGCGTCAGCCGCTGCCGCTGCCGGTGACGGTGCTCGGCATCACGCGCGACACCGACGTGGGAGGCCGCTGATGTCGAACCTCATCGAGGCGATGTTCAACTACGGCAGCACGCTGCTGACGGCTGGCCTGGAAGGCGACGCTGACAAGCAGGCTCTCCAGGACAACCTGGTCGCGCTCAGCCGTGCGCGACTCCTGTCGCAGCTGCAGGAGCGCGACGCACAGAACGCCGGCGCCGCGGCCGCCGGCCGCATTCGCATGGGCGCCTCTCAGCTCGCCGGGCAGCAGCGGTTGGCCTTCGCTGCGGGCAACATCGACTCGACGTCGGGCACTGCGGCCAACGTGATGGCCTCGAGTCGCCTCTTCGCCGAGCTCGACGCCGAGACTGCCGTCAACAACGCGCGCCGCGAGGCGCTGGGGCATCGCATGGCGCAGGCGAACATCGACCAACGCACGGTCGACGAGGTGCGCGGCTTTCAGCAGCGCAACAACCGTCGAGTCGGCGGCGTGGTTGGTGCCGGGGCGAACGTCGTCGGCGAGGCCCTCAGCTTCGGCATGGGAGGGTAAATGCGAGTCCCCGTTCTCCAGCAGCAGCGCGTTGAGTCGAGCCAGCTTCCTTCGCAGGCGCCGTACCTCCGCAACCCCGACACCTCGCTCGCCGAGCTCGCCAACGGCGTCGGCCGGGGCCTCACGGGTCTCGCCCGGCAGGCGGACAACGCGCAGACGGCCGCGTCGAAGGCTCGGCAGGAAGCCCTCTCGCTGCAGGAGGCCGACAAGCTGCTCGAGCAGCAGGAGCGCGCCCAGCGTCGACTGAAGGGCGACTCGAAGACGAAGTCGGAGGGCTTCCTCACCCTGCGCGGCCTCCGCGCGTCGGAGGCTTCAGCCGACGTCGTCGATGGGCTTGAGAAGGATCGCGAGGAAATCGCTCGCGGCATCAGCGATCCGCTGGCGAAGCAGCGCTTCCTCGTGAAGTCGAGGGAGCAGCTCCTCGCGTTCCGCGGGCAGGTCGAAACGCACACGTCGAAGGAATTCCAGGGCGCGCGCGACGCGACGCTCAAGGCACGGATGGGTCAGGCGGTCGGCATGGCCGAAGCCGGAGTCACCGACTTCGACGCGTGGCTCGCCGTGTCCCGTCAGGTAGAGGGTGAAATCGACGGGCTGGCGCCGAGCGCTGAGGCGGCTGAGGCGGTGAAGGTGGCCTTCCGTGCCGACAACGCCTTCGCCCTCACGCGTGGCCTCGTCGCCCAGGGGCGCATTGAGGACGCCGTCGCGTACGTGCGCGAGAACCGCGGCGCTCTCGGGAAGAACTTCCCCGAGGCCTCGGCACTCGTCGACCGCGCCAACGCCGGCGCCGAGAAGGACCGAATCGCCGGGGAAGTGTCCAAGCTGGTCGACACCTCGGCCGAGGCCGTGCGCACACCCGACGGCTACGTCACGGAGGAGGACCTCCGGAAGGCCGTGCCCGTCGAGGGGTACGAGGGGAGCCAGCGTGACCAGGTGGAGGCGGAGCTCCGCCAGCGCGTGCAGCTCGAGCGCGATCGCTTCAAAGCCGACAACAACAAGCACCGCGACAACGTCAACCGCAGCGACCTCCCGGGCAACCCGAGGGCCGGCGACAGCGAGCTGTGGCTGGAGAAGTACGACCCCGACTTCCTCTTGGCGCGTCAGGCGCGGAAGCAGGCCCAGTACGAGCGATGGCTCGCCCGGCAGAACGGCACGCCGGCACAGCGCTCGGCCGCGGCGAAGCAGCAGGCGGATGACGACGAGGCCTTCCGGTACCGGCTGAAGCGGCGGCTCACCGAGGATCCCAACGTCAACCCGGCCGACGTCGAAGTCGAGTTCATCGCCGACATGAAGAAGAAGTACGGCCGCGACGTGGCGATCTCCCAGCCCGAGCTCGAGCGGGGAGGCGCGATGTCGGCCGACGCCCAGAAGCGAGCGACCTCGAAGGACAGCGCGGCCGACAAGGCAAACGGCGCGCGCGTCGAGAAGGCCGTCGTGGCCGCCATCAAGCGCGGGCTGGCCAAGGGCGAGAAGGTGGACCCCACCGCGCTCAACGATGAGGTCGGGCGCGACTTGCTCCGACTCGAGGCGAAGATCGAAGCCAACGGCGGGAAGCCGCTCACCGAGGCGCAGTGGAGCGACTTCGAGGAGGAGATCACCCGCGAGCTCACCATCGAGAAGCCCGGCCGCATCTACGGCACCAACACGGTTCCGATCGGCCGCGCTGGCCAGCAGCCCGTGTACGGCCCGCCGGCGCCGCCACCGAAGCTGACCGCGACGCCGAAGCAGGTGAAGAGCTACGTCGTTTCCCCGGACAAGAAGCAGCGCCGCCCGCGCTACAGCGACGGCACGCTCGGTCCCCTTGAGCAGGTGCCCTGATGGCTGGCGATCCGATTCCCGAAGGCTGGACCGAAGAGCCCGTCGTCGCCGAAGAGCCGGTGCCGGATGGGTGGACCGAGGAGCCCGTTGACGTGCCGACGTCGGCACCCGTCGACGCCTCGCCCGCGGAGCTCAACGCTGGCGTGCGCCTGGTTCGGAGCGCCGGCGAGAAGATCGATCCTTCGACGCTCGACTTCTCGCGCGACCCCGCGACGCTCCGCTACCAGCGACAGCGCGCTGAGCAGGAAGACCTGGTGCGGAAGGCCTTCAGGGCAGGGGCAGACCCAGGCCTGACGCCCGAGCTCGCCGACGCGAAGGTGGCCACCTTCTTCGACATCCCGCTCTCCACCGTGAGGGCCAACCGCGCGGGCTGGCTCGATACCTACGCGAAGGCTTCCGGCGACCCGCGCAAGTGGATCGACGAGAACCCGCTCTCTGCCCGGCTGGTACTCGAGCACCCCGAGCGCGCGGACCAGGTGGTGTCCGACCCGGAGATCAACCCGCTGATGGCTGGCCTCAACAAGGCCATCGACTGGTTCTACGACCTGCGCGCGGAGTCGATGAAGCCGGAGAACCTCAACGACGCCTTCAGCGACTCCGCCCTCGGTGTGAAGAAGCCGGCGGCCTCGCCCGAGAAGGCGGCGCGCATTGAAGCGCAGCGCGTTGACACCGCGGCGCAGATCGCCAGCCGCGCCGAGCGCGACAAACCGAAGCCCGTCACGCAGGTCGACAACGCCCAGGCGCAGGCCATCCGCGAGCGGGGCAGCCCGCTGGAGATCGCCGCGCAGCGCGCCCGCGAGAGCCGCGCTCAGCTCGAGGTCTCGAAGCTCTGGGCCGATCGCCTCTGGGCTCGCCGTGGCGGGGCCGACACGACGCTGCTCGATCAGCAGATTCAGGAGGCCGAGGAGAAGGCGAAGGGGCTGTACCTCGGCGAGAAGGGGTGGACGCAGGCGCTGGCCGAGTCGTGGGCGACGTCGCAGAGCACCCTCGATGTGATGGGTACCTCGCTCGAGCGCATGGGCCCCGCGGCGTACTTCGGCGGCCTCTTCGCCGGCGCCGGGGTCGGCCTCGTTACGAAGAACCTCCCGGCGGCCACCGAGGCCTTCACCGCGGGCGCTGCGCTGGGCGCGAAGTTCGGCGGCGCGGCCGGTGCCGCGGAGGGCTCGTTCAAGCTCGAGCTCGGCGACTCGTACAAGCAGCTGCTGCAGGCGAGGACGGACGCCGATCAGCCCCTCACCGAGGACGAGGCGATCGGCGGAGCGCTCATCGCCGCCAGCCTCAAGACGGGCATCGAGCTCGCGGAGCTGTCGGCCATCATGAAGGCGCTGGGCCCCGCGGGGGCGTTGGTGCGGGAGGGCGGCTTCGACGCGGTGAAGCGCGCGCTGGCCACCAACCCCGGCTTCCGCGCGATGGCCGTGAAGGCCGCTCAAGCGTGGGTGGGCGAGGGCGTCGAGGAGGTGGCGCAGGGCGCGACCGACGACGCGATCAGCTACCTGGTGAGGACGAAGGCACAGAACAACGGTGCGCTGACGACGGCGATCGCCGCGGCCGCGACCGGCCGACCCGAGCTCGCACTCAATTCACTGCAGTCGATGTCGCTCCCTGCCGGGCCCGTCGTCGACGCCGAGGCGCGCAAGCAGGACTTCGTCGGCGGCCTCATGGGTGGCGCCGTGTTCGGCCTGGGCGGCCTCGCGGTGAATGCCTCAACCCACGCGGTCTTCGGCGCGAAGCAGGAGCGCGCGGCCGCGCAGTCGCCCGCGCTGGCCGCCATCGCGACCAACCCGAAGACGGCCGCCATGGCGAAGGAGATTGCCGGCCTCGTCACAGCGAAGACGGCGGAGCAGGGCGACGAGGTGTCGCACATGTACATCGACGCCAACGCCTTCGTGACGATGTACCAGACGAAGGAGGAGGCCGAGGCGGCCATCACCGAGAAGATGGGCGAGAACGGCCCGCGCGCGCTCGCCGGCGCGGAGTTCACCGGTGGGAAGCTCCAGGTCCCGCTCGAGACGTACATCGCGAAGTTCGGCGACGTCGCCCAGAAGCTGGCCGACGACACGGCCGTGCGCAGCGATCGCCTCACGCCGCGCGAGCTCGCCGAGCAGCAGAAAGAGAACGAGGCGTGGGCGAAGGCCATCGCCGATGAGAACCGCGACGTCGGGGCGAGCCCCACGCTCGACCGCTTCGACGCGCTCGAGCAGCAGCTCGTCGACTCGGGCCGCATGTCCGCCGAGGAGGCGAAGGCCTCGCTGGTGCCGCTCCGAGAGACCTTCACCACCTTCGCGAAGAAGTTCGGTCAGAAGAGCGAGGACCTCTTCAGCAACGTCCGAATCCTCGTCGACGACGGCGGGAAGGTGTTGCTGCTCGAGGCCCGCCAGGCGCACGCCTCGCAGCGCCTCTCGGCCGAGCTCCGCGATGGGAAGCTCGACGTGACGACGGCCGCCGAGCGGCTCTTCGTCGACGATCACGTCTCCGGCCTCTTCACCTTCGACGGCTGGGAGGCGATGCAGAAGGAGCAGCCAGCGCAGTCGGTGGTGGCCGTCACCTTGCCCGACATCAAGCCCGTGAATGACGATGTGCAGGGCGGCCACGACACGGCCAACGCACTCCTCGCGCACGTCGCCCCGGCCATCGCCGCGGTGGACCCGCAGGCGGCACGGAAGGGCACCAACTTCCTCATCCGCGGCGGCCCCGCCGAGCTCCAGCGCGCGCTCGACGCCGTGCAGGCGCTGCTCCCCAAGGGGCTCACCGTCGAGGGCGCTGTGGGCACCGACGCCAAGAGCGCGCTCTCCGCGCTCGACACCACCGTCGACACGAAGCGCTTCGAGGGCGCGCTGACGCGCCTCTCCGTCGAACTGCTGCAGCGGGCCGCGGACGGCCTGCAGGGCGACTTCACGAAGCTGGAGCGCGAGCAGCTGGAGAAGGCCGGCTTCGTCGACAAGGAGGGCAACCGCCGACCCCAAGCGGTGGAGCGCGCGACCGCCGAGCTCGCCGCCCGCAAGGGCCTGACGCCCGAGCAACTCGACCAGCGCGGCCGCGCCGCATACCCCGACCGAGGTCAGACCCGTGCCGACCTGAAGCAGCTCCCCGACATGGAGCGCCAGTTCGCCGCGGCGCAGGCCGCTCGCATCGAGCAGGAGAAGACCGGCCAGCGTGCGCCTCTTCGCGTGCAGGTGACGAAGGGTATGCAGGCGGCCGTCGCCGGCATGACGCAGGCCGAGTACTTCAAGCGCGCGTACCAGGACTCGCGGGTGCCCGGCGTGCTCTCGGCCGTGGCCTGGGACAACATCCCGCGGAAGGCCTTCGTCGCGAGCATCGACATCAAGGGTCTGAAGGACATCAACGCGCTCGGCAAGGCCGTGGGCGATCGCGTGCTCGACCTTTTCGCCGAGACGGCGGCGCGGTTCGACGGCTCGGACTTCGACTTCGCGCACCTCTCGGGCGACGAGTACGCCGCCCAGCATGACGACCCTGCGAAATTGCAGGCTTGGCTCGATGCTGTTCGCGCCGAGTTGACGAAGGTCGGCGTGCCGGTGAAAGGTATCAATCCGAAGACCGGAGAGCCTGAGCTCCTTCGCATCTCGCCCGCCTTCCGCGCGGGCATTGGAGAGAAGACCTATGGCGCAGGTGACCGAGCCCTCAACCGAGCCAAGCTCGAAGAAAAGCAACGAGCGGCGGACGATCTCGCTCGAGGAAGCAGTCGAGATGGCCAAGCAGGGGTGGAAGTTCGAAATGGGCCCGGAGGAGATCGCGGAGTACGACGAGGGGATGGCGGATCTCAAACGCCGGCACCCGCTGCCTACCGACGCCGAGGCTCTGCCCTCCAAGGGTTCATCGGCGCCGAAGAAGTAGGCGTCGGCAAGGCCCCCGAGCTCGCGCTCGAGCAGGACTCCAACGGCTTCACCAACATCGCCGCCGAGGGGACCGACAAGGTCTACCGCATCGCGCTGAAGGCCACGGCCAATCGGTCGACCTTCCTGCACGAGTCGGCCCACGTTTTCCTCGACCTCTTCAACCAGCTCGCCGCGCGCGCCGATGCGCCGGAGTCGGTCCGCGCCGACTGGGACATCACCAAGAAGTGGCTCGGCATCGACGCGCTCGAGGGGCTCTCGAAGGAGGAGCTGACGACGGCCCACGAGAAGTGGGCGCGCGCCTTCGAGGTCTACCTCGCCGAGGGCAAGTACCCGACGGCGAAGCTCGCCGGCGCCTTCCAGCGGTTCCGCCTGTGGATGGGCACCGTCTACAAGCGGGTGACGATGCTGGGCGAGGTGAGCCCGGACATTCGCGGCGTCTTCGACCGTCTGCTCGCCGTCGACGAGGAAATCGAAGCGACGCAGAACGCGATGGGCCTGAAGGCGCTCCCTCGCGAGCTGCTCGGCCTCTCCGTCGCCGACTACCAGGCGCACCTCGATCAACTGGCCGAGGCCACCTCGCACGCGCGCCAGCAGGCGGACTTCACCATCGTCCGCGAGCAGCTCCGCGCGACCGAGGGCTGGTGGAAGGAGCAGCACCGCGCCTTCCGCGAGCAGGCCGGCGAGGAGTACGAGGGCCTCACCGCGCGCAAGGCGCAGCTGCTCCTGCGCGGTAAGGCCAGCGGGCTCGTCGAATTCGAGCCCATCTCCCTCAACCGCGAGGTGGTGGAGGGGTGGCTCGGCCCCGCGCGCGCGAAAGACTTCCTCCTCGCCAAGGACGGCGTGCACCCCGACGAGGTGGTCGAGGCCTACGGGGAGCTGGGCTACGCCACCGGCCGCGAGCTCGTCGAGGGCATCGCGGCGCTGCCGTCGAAGGAGGACTTCGTCGACGCGCGGGCGGATCAGCGCATGGTGGAGGAGCACCCGGGAGTACTCGACGAGCGGCAGAAGCTCCGCGAGCTCGTGCAGAAGGGGATGCACGGCAGCGCCACGAAGGAGTGGGCGCTCAAGGAGTACGCGGCCCTCGCCGCGCAGGGCCCGAAGACGGCCCGCCGGGAGCCCACCGCGGCCGTCCTGAAGCGCGCGGCCGAGCTGCTCGCCGCTGGTCGCCCCGCGGGCGAGCTCGGCACGCACGCGGCTCTCGTGGCCGAGCGCACGGCGGCGAACAAGGCGACGAAGGCGGCCATGCGCGGCGACTTCGCGCAGGCCATCGTGCACAAGCAGAAGCAGATCCTCAACATGTTCCTCTTCGACGCCCTTCGCGAGGCGCAGAAGGAGGTCGACGACTTCGAGGCCCTCGCCGGGAAGCTGGGCAAGCTGAAGGCCCGCCAGCGCCTGGGCAAGGCGTCGCCCGTGTACCGCGACGCCGTCGACGTGCTGCTCTCCACCCTCGGGCTCGGCGAGCCGCGTTCGAGCATCCGCGACTCGCTCGACGCACTCCTTGGCCAGACCGAGCAGCTGATGACGGAGAACCAGGACACCGTCGGCTTCGACAAGGAGCGCATCCTCGATCGCCTCTCCATGCTGCAGCCGAAGACGACGCCGAAGGGCAACCCCGTCGCCGGCTGGAAGCAGCTCGCGCTCGAGGACCTTCGTCACGTGGTGCGCGCGCTCAACAACATCGAGACGGCCGCACGGAACCGCACCACTGTGCTGCTCGAGCAGAAGCGGGTCGCGAAGGAGGAGGCCATCGCGGAGCTGCAGGCCTCGGCCGAGGCCTCGCTCCCGAAGTTGCCCGACCTCCCGACCGAGGAGGCGCGCACGCTGGGCCAGCGCATCGGCGGATACTGGAACAGCTTCGACGGCGGCCTGCTGAAGATCGAGCGCATGGCCGAGATGCTCTCGGGCGCGAAGAACACCGAGGATTTCATCAAGAGCCCGTGGTTTCAGTACATCGTCGCGCCCATTCAAGCGGCGAAGGCGAAGAAGGTGGACCTCTACCGCCAGCACCTGGTGCCGCTGGTGCAGGCCTTCGACGCCATCCCCGCGGAGACGCTTCGCCGGCAGAAGGAGTTGATCGACACGAAGCGCCTCTTCCCTGATCACATCGACGAGCGGAAGCCGGTCCGCCGGTGGGAGGTGCTGATGATGCTCCTCCACTCGGGCAACGCGTCGAACCTGCAGCGCCTCACCGAGGGGCGAGGCATCACCGAGGAGCAGCTCCGCGCCGCGGCCATCGACGTGGGCGGGACGAAGGAAGAGTACGCGTGGATTCAGTCCATCTGGGACTCGGCCGAGAGCCTGAAGCCGCTCAGCTTCGACCTCGAGGAGCGGGACACCGGCATTCGCCCGGAGGCCATCGAGTCGCGCGCCTTCCCCACGCCGCATGGGGAGATCCGCGGCGGCTACTTCCCCGCGGTGTACGACCGCGTCACGCAGGTTGGCCAGCAGCAGGGCGAGGTGACGATGGCCGGGCTGCAGGACCCGACGTACACGCGGCCGTCGACACTGCGCGGGCACCTCAAGCGCCGCAGCGAGGGTTTCAGCGACATCCTCTCGCTCTCGCCGGCGAGCATCACGCGCCACTTCAACCAGTCGATCCACGACATCGCCTTCCGGGAGGCCATCAAGAGCGTGGGCACGTTGCTCCTCGACAAGGGCATCCAGCGCACGCTGCGTGAGCGCCTCGGCGAAGGGCGGGCCGAGCAGTTCAAGGTATGGATTCAGGACGTGGCGCGCGGCCGCGGGGCGGAGGCCAACGACGGCCTGCGCTTCCTCGCCAACCTCGCCGGCGCGGTGCGCGGCAACATCGTCACCGCCGTGCTGGGCTACCGCTTCGGCAACGCCGCCGAGGACTTCACGTCGAACCTCGTCTCGGCGCTCTCCGCGACGGACCTCAAGGCGGCCTCGCTGGGCGCGGCCATCGACACCTTCGCGCGCGGGCCCGAAGAGGTGCGCGCCATGGTGCTCGAGAAGAGCGCCGAGCTCCGCGCGCGACAGGACCAGGTGCAGCGCGAGCTCGCCCGGCAGACGGCGCGCCTCGCCGAGGACAGCGCATACGACAAGCTCTTCAACCGGGGCGTCATCGGCTTCGCCAAGGAGCACGCCTTCGTCATGAACGAGGTGAGCGAGTGGGCCACATCGACACCCATCTGGCTCGGGGCCTACCGGCAGGGGCTCGAGCAACGGCTCTCCGAGGCGGAGGCGGTGAGCTACGCCGATGCGATCATCCGACAGGCCCTGGTGAGCCACAACCTGGTGGACCTCCCCACCATGCTGCGCAACCGCGGGGTCGTCGGGCAGATGCTGATGTTCGCCGGCGCCTTCAACCACTTCTACAACCAGTTCCGGACGCTGCACGCGCAGGGGCGCTCGGCTGGTGCTGTGGGTGCGGCGCAGGTGGCCCGCTATGCCGGCCGAGCTGCAGGCCTCTCGATCGGCCTCTTCGTCGTCGGCGCCGTGGTGCGCGGGCAGGGGCCCGCCAAGGACGAGCCCGTCGAGGCGTGGCTCTTCCGGAAGCTGGCGCTCGAGGGCTTCGCACAGCTCATCCCGGGCCTCGGCGAAGCGGCGAACGGCATCGCGGCGAAGCGACCGCACCTCAATGCCAAGGGCGAGTTGGTGCTCAAGGAGGGCTTCAGCCCGGTGCGGAACAACACGCTCTTCGGTACCGGCGCGGCGATCGAGGAGGCGGCGGTGAAGGCGCTCAACTCTGGTGACCCGAAGAAGATCGCGGCCGCCGGCGCGGCGGCGCTGGGGCCCATCGGCGGCGTACCGACGCTCGGCCCGATGCAGGCTGCCGACCCCATCGTCCGGTTCATCACCGGCACCGGCGACTGGCGCAACCCGCTCGACGCGGCGAGCGACGCGCTCTACGGCCGGAAGAAGGACCAGCCCTTCAACCTGGTGCAGGGCGCGGCCGACCTCCTCGAGGGACGCCGGCGCTGATCAGCAACCCTGTCCCGTGTCGTAGCAGTACTCGGAGCTACAGGTGCACTTCGGGTCAACCTGCTCCTGTCGGCACTGCGCGATGGTTCGCGACTGCGCGACTGACTGCGTCGTGTCACAGAACGACGCCTTGAAGTTGCGGATGCCCCCGCTCGGACACGACGTTGCGTAGTTGCAACTCCACACGGTCGACGTTGGGCCCGACGGCCCAACTGGCCCGGTAGACCCACAGCCGCTCAGCGCCACCACCACCGCCAGCACGATCAGTCGCATCCTCCGAACCTCGCGCGCCCGGCCCCGGCCCGCAACGCAACGTGCGTTCAGCAGCTGCGTGCCGACGTCCGCACTCTGAGGGTTCCCAGCACCGGCTGACTCTGGGCGCATGACGGTGCCCATCGAAGCGAGCCGCGTGGAGTACGTCGGGAACGGCGTCACCACGGCCTTCCCCACGCAGTGGTACTTCCAGGTCTCGGGTCAGGTGCGCGTGCGCATGACGCCGTCGGGCGGGGTGGAAACCATCCTCACCGAGGGCGTGCACTACACGGTGACGACGCCGGCGCGCGGGAGCGGTGCGGGCGGCACGGTGACCTTCCTCTCCGCTCCGGGATCCGGGGCAGCCGTCGTCATCGAGCGCGACGTGCTCTTCGTGCAGAACGCTGCGCTGCGACTCAGCGGGTCGTTCGACCCCGAGACGCAGGAAGATGCGCTCGACTTCCAGATGATGGCGCTGCAGGAGGTGGTGCGCGACATGAGCGACCTCGAGCTCGCCAGCTCGAGCGCCACCATCGCCGCCGGCAGCGGCCTGACTTCCTCGGGTGTGTCGCCCGTCACTCTGCATGTCGGCGCGGGGGCAGGCATCGTCGTCAACCCTGATGACATCGGCGTCGACTTCGCCACGGGCGTCGTCCCGGTGCGTGCTGACGGCGGCGCGGTGGGCACGGGCACGAAGGCGGCGCGCGACGATCATCGGCACGACGTGCAGGTCGGAAACCCCGCCACGCTCCACGTGGGCGATACCACTTCGGGCGGGGCCTCGACGTCGCTGGCGCTCGCCGACCACCAGCACGCGGTGCCCGCTGGCGCCCCCGTGGCGGTGACGCGGAGTGCCTCGGCCGAAGGCGTGGCCTCGACGTTCGCACGCAGCGATCACAAGCACGACATCTCGACGGCCGCGGCCATCGGCCTCACCAATGCGACCAACGCCGAGGGCACGGCCTCGACGCTCGCACGCAGCGACCATACTCACGCGCACGGCGCGCGCGGCGGCGGCACGCTGCACGACGTCGCCACCACGGCGAGCGCAGGCTTCATGAGCGCGGCCGACAAGACAAAGCTCGACGGGCTCGCGAGCGAGACCCTCAGCACCGGCGAGACGAAGACGAACGACACCACGCCGACGGTGGTGCTCGAGTGGACGCCGGCCGACCACACCGTCGAGGTGGTGCGGCTGGTGGTCTGCGGCGTGAAGACGGGCGCGGTGGACGCCGCGGGCTACACCGTGGACCTCACCGTGCGGCGGTACGACGGCACGACGTCGATCATCGGCCAGACGCCGGTGGCGACGCACGAGACGAACGCGGCGTGGGCCATCACCGTGGCCGCGAGCTCGCCGAAGGTGGTCGTCACCGTCACGGGCGTCGCGGCAACCATCATCAACTGGAAGGCCCAGGCGCGCCGGCTGTCGCAGGTCGAGTACTGAGACGGAAGGTTCCCAGCATCGGCCGAGTCTGAGGCCATGCGAAAGCTCGCTCTCGTTGCCTTCGTCATCGTCGCCACCGCCGTCTCTGCGGCGGGCCTGTCGCTCAGCACGGGCGTGCGCACCGAATTCACCGACTGCGCCTCGGGCGGCAGCTCGGCGCAGGTGTTGGTGCGCGACACCAATTACCTGCTTCGCGTGACCGACGCCGACGTCTGGATCTGCATGGCCGCGTCGGGCAGCACCTGCGCGACGGGCGGCGAGCGCTTCCCGGTGGGCACCGTGATTCTGCTCAACGTCACGGGCGACCAGGTCTCGGCGAGTTGCAGGAGCTCGGCGTCGACGGGAGACGCCATCTTCACGAAGGTGCAGTGATGCTGCTTGCCCTTCTGCTCGGCCAGCTCGTGCTGCAGCCAGCGGACCCGCGCGGACCCATCATCACCAACCCGGCGACGATGAGGCGGCTCGCCTTCTTCGAAGCCTTCCCCTCCAACGGCGCTGGCACCTCCGGCGCGTGCAGCACGACGCCGCCGACCGGAGCGAAGGGCGAGGTGCTGACCTTCACGCGGGCGGGGTCCGCGTGGTGTACGAACGACGACTACTCGCTCACGCTCCTGTCTGCGAATCAGCCGCGCGTAATGCGCGGGCGCGGTCCAGCTGCGCCGCTCGCGCTGTACGTCGAGGAGACGGCAGGACAGAACGACGTGCTACACAACCGCGACGGCTCGCAGGCTGCGTGGACCAAGGCGAGCCTCACCTGCGCCAAGACGGCAACTGGCGTGGATGGCGTGGCGAATTCCGCGACGCGCTGCACTGCCACGGCAGCAAACGGCACGGTACTGCAAGCCATCGTGCGCGCCTCGGCGGCCAACGCCACGAGCGTCTACGTGAGGCGCAGTGGCGGCTCCTCTGCGGTTGAGGTGACGCGCGATAACGGCACGACATGGAGCGCCATCACCTCCTCGCTCACCACCGACTGGAAGCGCGTCGGCTGTGTCGAGATGGAGGGGTGCATGGGTGGTCGCTGCATCGTCGTTCCTGACCTGTGCGCCACCTCGGCAAACCCGACCGTGGGCTTCCGCATTGTAGGCAGCGGCGACAGCATCGACTTCGACCTCGCGCAAAACGAGGCTGCGCTCTGGCCCTCGTCACCCATCACGACTGCTGGCACGGCAGGCACGCGCGGTGCTGAATCTGCCCCGTACTTCACGCTTCCAAGCGCACTGGCGAGCGTTGGCTCACTTTCTGGCAACGTGTTGACGAGCGTCGCGCGCGCCAGCTCGTGCGCCTTCGGTGCATGGCAGAGCAACACCAATTTCCTCATCGCCTACTACACAGGCGGATCCGTCCCATCAGCACAGGACCTTGGCTGTGGGTTCCGGCCGACGAGCGGCCTCGCCAACGTAGGCAGCCTCACCTACCAACCCGGAGGAGGTTTTGTCCCTCAGTCGTGCGCACAGGGCGCGGCGCGGACCAACTGCACTGGAGGGAGGTGCAATACGATGGCTGGGACGGACCTCGTGACCAACGTCTCGCGCGTCTACCTAGGGTGCGGCAACCTCTCTGGCTCGTTCATGGGGCTGGTGCAGGGCGTTTGTCTGGACGGAGACAGCGGGCGATGCGGCCCGCAGCGAACCTCTGCAGCGCCGAACCTGACGCACGTCGTCTGGCTGGGGGACAGCATCACCTTCGGCAATGTGTCGGCGCCGACGCGCCCGCCATATGAGTTGCAGAAGCTCATCGCGACGCTGCCCCCACTCTCCCGCTCGGTGCTGAATGGTGGCTTCGGTGGTGACGACGTTGCGGCCATGAAGGTGCGCTGGGATTCGTACATGTCGCGGCAAGGCTGGGGGACGCTCGTCTTTCTCGGCGGCATCAATGACCTGCGCATAGGCATCAGCGCCGCAGACACCTACGCGACTGCCGTGCAGATTCTCGACGATGCGCGAGCCAAGGGAATGCGCGTCGTGGTGGTCGGCATCCTTCCGTGGGCCAACTACTCCGTCAATTGGACGGCCGGGAAGCAGGCACAGACCGACGCCTACAATGCGCTCCTCGCATCGTGGGCGACGGCCAATGGGCAGTCCTACGTCAGCACGGACTCCCTCGGGGAGCCCGTTGTTGATGGCGGAACGGGGATGGCCCTTAAGGCCATCTACGACTCTGGCGACGGACTCCACCCCAACGCGGCCGGCAGTGTCGCGCTCGCCACTCTCGTAGCCGGAGCCGCCCCATGAATCGAGCTCTCCTAGGTGCGGCCGTCTTGGCCGCGTCTCTCGCTGCCCTCTCGCTCATGCCCGACTCGCCTCGCGAAGGCTGCGGCGCTCGCTGCTGCCGACGCCCCGCTGGCGCGCCCTTCGAGTCGTGCCTGCGTCGCGACCCGCACACGGGCGTCCCCACCGATTTCGGTGACCTCAACACGATGCCCGGCACCCACGCGGTCGGCTCCGGCTGCGAGCCCACGGAGTGCGTCGTCGGGCAGGGAATCGAGTGGCTCGACGGAGGTGCGCAGTGATTCTCACACTCGTGCAGTCGATGTTGACGGGTGCCGGCGACATCTCGCAGGACTCTCTGACGACGTGGGTGGTGGGCGCTGTGATGGCTGGCGTGATGGCCGTGCT